ACTTGGATTAACCTTGGAGACTTTTAATGAGTCGTCCTAAGAGTAAGAATAATCAGCCTGGCGTTAGGAACGCTGCGGACACTGATCAGGTCAAGAAGGCTGGCGACAGGGATAAAGACCTTGCTCGCCAAGAAGTTGACGACATTAAGGAACTACTCAGCACTCCGGTAGGCCGTAGGTTCTATTGGAGACTTCTAGGGCTGACTGGACAGTTCAGAAGTAGTTTTACTGGTAACAGCGAGACTTTCTTTAGAGAGGGTGAGCGCAACATAGGGCTTATACTTATGGCAGATATCAATGAAATTATGCCTGAAGCTTATGTCTTGATGATACAAGAAAACCAGGCGAGGGAAGAATCAGTTGACGAAAGTAGCTAAAATTCTCAAAGAGGCTGAGGAAACTAAGTTCTACCCGGAGTTGCTTATCAAATATGAAAATGGTAAGGATGTTTTAATTAAGATGACGCAGAGTATAAAGCCATGACAGATAAGACCATAGAAGCCATTGGTGAAGTCATATCAGGGTTATTTAAAAAATGTTCAAAGGAAGAGTTTGAAGCGTTACTTTTAGAGTTAAATATTAACTGTGAAAGATTAGACGATAAGAATGGTTGCATGTGTTATTGTCTCACCAAGGAAGTAGGTTCCGACACTGCTTATGCTGATGTTGCAATAGATAGGACTCTTTATGACTATTTTACCAAGAAAGATGGCGATGAATCATTTATCTACAGGGAATTACTTCCTTTTATTGAAGCATTGATGATAAAAACCTCTGAAGCGGCTTAAACTTTAAACTGTCTAAACATTGGAGGTAAGGATGACAAGAGAAGAGCTCGAAGAAAGAGTAGTTGGTTTGGAGAAAATGCTTAAAACCACTATAGAAGAAAGAAATGAAAGCAATAATCTAAGGAGAATCCTCATGGTTGAAAATGAAGAATTAACAGCTTTGTGTGTAAAGAAAGATAGGGTTTTGGAGATTATAAAAAGTATCATAGACTTAACATAAAAATTTAATAAACACAAAAGCGCTATCGAAACAATCGGGGCGGTTTGACTGTAAACACAGTTGATCCGCCCTTTTTTATTAACTAAAACAAACAAGGAGAACTAGAATGACAGAATCAGCAGAAGACTCGAAGTCCACCGAAGAGTCTACAGATGATAAAGAATTTTTTAAAGAAACAGGCGATAAGACTACAGAAGACGAGTCTAAGGACGATAAAACTGTAGACGAAGTTAAGGAAACATCTACTGACGAAAAACCAGTAGACGAAAAACCTAAGGATGACGAGCCAGTAGAATACGACTTGGCTCTTCCTAAAGACTCACTGATGGAACCTTCAGTTGTTGATGACATTAAAACCTTTGCGAAGGAAAATGGACTGTCCAACGAAGCCGCCCAGGAGTTAATAGACAGTAGAAGCGAGGCTATCGCGAAGTACAGCGAAGGCCAGGAAGAACGAGCAAACGAAACAGTCGAAGAAATCCGCAAGGATTGGGTTGAAGAAGCAAAGGCTGACAAGGAGATTGGCGGGGAGAAGTACAAAGAAACTCAAGAACTTTCAATGAGAGTTGTTGAGAGATTTGGTGATGACGAACTTAAGGATATCCTTGAAAAGACCGGCTTTGGAGACAATAAAGCGTTCATAAAGATTATGTCTAAAATAGGCAGCGCGATGTCAGAAGACGAGCTCGTAATTCCAGGCTCTCAAGTGAGTGGTGGCGAAAGAACTCAGGCCGAAGTCCTTTTTGGAGAAGGCACTGAGGTATAAAAAAATTAAACTAATGGAGGTTCCAAAATGGCGACACTAGCAGCTAATGTATTAACACTAGCAGACTGGGCTAAGAGAATCGACCCTGACGGTAAAACACCTGTCATTGTCGAGCTTTTAGGTCAGACAAACGAAATATTAACAGACATGCTCTATGCAGAGGGCAACCTACCAACCGGTCACAGGGTCCATGTAAGAACTGGTCTACCTACAACCGCTTGGAGGCTCTTAAATCAAGGCGTTCAGCCTTCTAAAAGTACCACAGCTCAGATTGACGAGCACGCTGGTATGCTAGAAGCGTGGAGTGAAGTTGATGTTGACCTTGCCGAACTTAACGGCAACACTGATGCTTTCCGTCTTAGTGAAGCAAAAGCATTTATCGAGGCCATGAATCAAGAAATGGCATCTACATTGTTTTACGGTAATGCCGGTGTTTCTCCTGAAGAGTTCACTGGGCTTGCTGTAAGGTATTCGGATAAATCAGCCGCTAATGGCAAAAACATCATTGACGCCGGTGGTACTGGTTCCGATAACTCTTCTATATATTTAGTGGGTTGGGGTGAAAACAGTATCTTCGGTATATTCCCGAAGGGCTCTAAGGCCGGTCTTACGCACAATAACTTTGGTGCAGAGACTGTAGAAACTACAGCCGGCGTTGGTGCTACAAGGATGAGAGCATACCGTGACCAATTTGTTTGGAAAAACGGTATTGCACTTAAGGACTGGAGATACACCGCAAGAATCGCTAATATCGACATCTCTCTTGCTGTAGCAGGCAGTGTGGACATAATCGACAAAATGATTGACGCTATCCATGTGATACAGAACCTTAACATGGTTAAGCCTGTGTTCTACATGAACAGGACTTTGTTCGGAGTATTGGATCATTTAAGAAGGGACGATGTTATTTCTGGCGGTCAACTTACTTATAAAGATGTTGACGGCAAGATTATACCGACCTTCAGACAGATTCCTATAAGAATCTGTGATGCTCTACTGGAAAACGAAGACCAAGTAACATAGGGTCAAGGCTGAATATTAACTTAACTAATTAATCATAAGGAGAAGTATTATGATACAAGACGAACAAAACAAATTCTCCGACTCTCAGGCGTTTTCTAGCACAGGAGCAGTCGGCACGAATGTAATAGACTTAGGCGTTGACCGAGCTATTGGTAGTGGCGAACCGATGGCAGTTCTATTCAATGTCGAGGTTGCAGCGGATCAGACGACTGGTGACGAGGACTACACATTTGATGTGGAGTATGCCTCTGACGCAGCACAAACAACAGCGCGTAAGCTAATTGGTAGACGCGTCTTTGAATCTGGGACACCAACGGCCCCGGCAGAAGACGCGGACTTGCTTGTAGCAGGGTTCCAATTTGCTATTCCAATACCTCCAACAGGGTTATCGGAAAGCGAAAGATATCTCGGCATCCGTGGCATTCTTGCGGGAAACACACCGACTATCACGGTCTCAGCGGTTCTCCAACCAATGAGTATGATCCAAAGCAACGAAGTGTATCAAGATAACAGTCCTATTACTGTATAGTTATCCAGGTAGAAGCGAAAGGGGTGGGTTTAACCGCTCACTCCTTTTTTCTTAGAGACACCAAAATAACACTAATGTGTCTCTAATTAAACAAACAAGGAGGATTTAAAGTGTCAAAATTAAAACCAATAAAAGTAAGACCTACAAAATTAGGTTTTTATAACCACAAGCGTCGCTATCCAGATAGAGAAAACAATGAGTTTCTTATTAGGTGTGAGGCGGACTTTTCAAATAACTGGATGGAGAAGGTCGGCAAGAATGATGTGACTAAGGTTGCAGAATCCAATGATACAAGAAAAGCAGTAGCGTTTTCAAGAGGTACGCAATCCGATAAGATTCCCACTCCCGGTAGAGAAGAAGAAGATTTTGAAGGCGGAGAAAAAGAGTTTGACGATCAAGACTTCGACGGCGTAGACAACGAAGACGACGATGTTTCCGGTGACGGTGATGAGTCTGGTGAAGAAAACGGCGAAGCCTTTAGTATGGTAAATACCCTCAAAGAAATGGTTGCAAAACTTGAATCTTTAGAGGTCAAGGTGACTGGTAAAGAAAACAAGACGGAGTTACTTGAATTACTCAAGGAAGCTGGTATTCAGGTCAAATAATTATGCCGTAAAGTAAAAACGAGAAAGAAGGTAGTTATGGCGGACAAGAACAAAAAGAAGAAGGAAGAAACCGCGGCTGAGAAGGCAAAGAGAGCTCTTTTAGCCGCCATGAAACTTATCGGTATCACTGTTCCTGATAAGCCTAAGGGTTTGATAGGGGCCCTAGGCAGGGGCGAAGCAGCGAAAAAGCTTTTCGAGGAAGAGAATAAGTAATGGCGACCAACACGGAGATAGTAAACCTGGCGCTTACTCATATTGGTATAGGCAAGGAAATTGGAAACCTGAGTACCGAACAGAGTGAAGAGGCTAGTGCGGGACGAAGAGTCTATGATACGGCATTGGCTATTATCGTAAGAGATGCCTCTTGGCCTTTCCTTACAAGGATTGAATCATTAGCCCTTGTTGAAGAGGGCCCTAATACTGAATGGGCTTATTCCTACCGCTACCCCTCAAATTGCAAGAACATGAGACGCCTGCTCTCCGGAATACGCAATGATAACAGGCAGGTTAGGGTTTCGTATAGAATAGCCGGCGATGACAGTGGTTTGGTTATATACACCGACATTCAGGACGCAGTGTGTGAGTATACGGTAAAACCTGACAATACGGCAAGGTTTACAGATGATTTCAAGTTAGCATTGTCATATCTTATTGGCTCCATGATGGCCCCGAGACTAACTAGGGGTGACGCCTATAAACTTGGTGATAAGGCGTTAGCCCTGTATTTACAAACAATCAGCAGGGCAGAGGCAAACGCATTCAACGAAGAGCAGGACGAAGAGAAACCCGAATCTGAATTTATCAGAGCAAGAGATTAACGGAGGGCAATATGCCAGATTTAAAGTCAATGAAATTGGATAAATCAGAAAAAGAATGTTGTGAACCAAGTTCAGATAAACAAGAATATCCTTGGGGTTTGACGATAAGGCTTGATAATGAATCGTTGAAGAAACTTGGAATAACTGATTTGCCTGGAGTAGGAGAAGAGATGTTTCTCTCTGCAAAAGTAGAAGTTACGGAAGTCTCAGAACATTCAAGGGCGGACGGAAAAGAACCTATGAAAGGTGTATCTTTACAGATAACTGACATGGGACTAGAAGGAGCCAATACAGATAAAGCTAAGAAACTCTACGGAGAAGATTAATGGGTTCAACCCGTCAGCTCTCATTTTCAGGGGGTGAGATATCCCCAGCCCTTTATGCCCGTGCAGATCTCATTAAATATGCTACAGGGTTAAAGACTTGCGACAATTTTATGGTTATGCGGCATGGTGGTGTCACTAACCGTCCCGGTACTGGTTTTGTCGGAGAGGTCAAAGACTCTTCTGACGGAGCCCGCCTGATACCTTTCGTTTTCAACACAAGCCAAACATATGTCCTCGAATTTGGAGATTTCTATATGAGAGTGCACAGGAACGGCGGCACTATCACTGAGGCTATCAAAGCAATCACCGGGGCCACTCAAGAGACTTTTTGTACATTAACAGTCACATCTCACGGCTACACTGACGGCGAAGAGATTTATGTGTCCGGCATCGTTGGTATGACCGAGTTAAACGGCAGGACTTTTAAGGTAGCAAGCTCTACTGCGCACACTTTCCGCCTTCAGGAGATGGACGGCACGAGCCTAGACTCGACAAATTACACAGCGTATGTCTCAGGCGGTACAGTTGCGAGGGTTTATACTATAACAACGCCTTACGCTTTTGCAGATTTAGCAGACTTAAACTATATACAGTCGGCAGACATCGTGACCTTAACGCATCCTAGTTACGAGCCAAGAGAATTGGCGCGGTCAGG